TTGGCGCGCTCCACGACGCATCACGCGAGATACAGGCGCTTGACCCCTATACCCGTAGATTATGCCGCAGATAGCTGGTGGCCATGATGCAGCGCATATCCATGATCGGTTCGGCCCTGTCGCAGCTTGGCAACGTTATGACGGCGGTTGACTTGACAGAGACGGGGCCGAACGAAAGCGTTAGCGCGCGGATGCATCAGGCAGCGCCGCCGTGGCGAGCGGTTTATTGACGCCATATTCTTCTGGCAGCGCAACCCCGACCACTGCGAGCGGGCGTTTCTGGATGACGTGTCCGACGCGAAAGCCTTGCTTGCTGAAATTGAAGGAAAAACTTGATGCCGGAAACAGTAGCCGCCCAACTCGCAGCGCAGGCCGTATTATTGGAGCATATCAGCAGCCGCATGGAGGAGGATCGGCAGGAGCGAAAGACGGCGCAGGCTGAAACCGAGCGGACGCGGTTGGCCACCAATGCGGAGCTTACTGCAATGCGGCACGAGCAAGACGATGTGATGCGAAGGCTGGACAATATCGAGCCGGTCACAGATCTTGTCGCATCGTGGCGCGGCAAGCTGGCCGGGATAATGATCGTAATGGGGTTTATCGGCGCGCTGGCAACTTTCGTTATAGTGTTCTTCAAGGATAAAATCATGGGGTTGTTTTGATGAAACGCAAGACATTTTTCGCCGCCCTACGCGCCCGCAATTCCGGCCTGTTCGGGACAAGCCTTTCTACGCCACAGGTGCAGGGCATCGAGGCACTGCTTGACGCGGGCCGCGCCCTGCCGCTGCAGAACATGGCCAACGTGCTGGCGCAGGTCCATCATGAGACGGGCGGCGGTATGTATCCGATCAGGAAACGGTGTTCCCGCACCACAAGATAAAAACCCCTCGGATGCGGAGGTGATCCGCAGGCTCGACCGGGGCCTTTGCGGGGGGGCAAGTTGCCGTGGGTCAAGTCTGCATACTGGCGCGGCGGGGCGTTCGGGGCGCGGGCAACTGCAAAATCACTCACGATTATAACTATGATAAATTCGGCATCACCAACTACGCCGACGCGCTTAAGCCGGATGTATCGGCCCGGATCGCGGTGGAAGGTATGCGCGAAGGGATGTTCACCGGCAAGAAGCTAGCCGACTTCAACTTCCCGCAAGACTTAGACAACCCGCCCCGCACAAATCCCCGCCGGATCGTGAACGGCGCTGATGGGTCAGACGACAAGGTGCGGACGCATCACATGGTATTCGCAGCGGCGCTTGAGGCGGCGGGCTGGCAACAGGCCCGGACGGTTCGCGCAGCCCCCGTAGCGACTCCTGTGGTCCCGCCTGCGCCTGCACCGACTGCTGACACGCCGGGCTTCTGGGCCACAATCGCGGCAGTCATCCGCAGCATATTGGAGGTAAAAAATGATCGGACCTATTAGCAGGATTATCTTGCGCTAACCTTGCGGCGGCGCTGGTGACTTACGGGCCTCGTGCCGGTTGATGTTGGCGCGCAGATCGCTATGGACCCGGACCTGATCGCGCTGCTTGGCCTCACATTGGCCGCATTGGTTGAGTTCATCTATAATCTGGCCAAGCGTCGCGGGTGGGCAACATGATCAGCACCCTCTTGGCCAGCCTCTGGCCCTACCTCGCGGGCGCTGGGGCGCTGATTGCCGCCGCGCTGGGGGTTTACGCCAAAGGGCGCAAGGACGCGTCTGACAAGGCTAAAACCAAGCAGCAGATGATTACATCAAAACAAGGAAACGGACTGATGACGAGGACTATACCGATCCTGATATCAACGCTGCTCGTGACCGGCTGCGCGACCGTGGTGAGCGATAGCGGGATATGCGATGCGACTGCGCGCGCCGTGACTGAGCACGCGGCGGCGCTGGCCCTGGACGGGGGGCCTCAATCCCTGCGCACTGGCGATAGGCTGGTGCGGATGCTGGATGCGGGGTGCGATGGGTGATGTGGATGATTGCTGCCACGCTCTGCTTGATTACCGCCACCCGCGCCTGTCCCGCTGCTGTTGGAAATAGGTTCTGAGTTTCATGGCGTCACCACATAGAACGCCAGTGCTATGACGATGATACAAGCAAGCCCTATGGCATCGCGGATCAAGCCTGGGCGTTTACGGGGCATGTTGCCTCCGGTGCGCAGGTTGGCAAAGCGAGGGTGGTTGTTGTCAGTCATAGTCAGGATCCTCCTGTTCAAATTCGAGATCGTCGGCCAGCGCATAGATCGCCTCTTGCAGATCAACCGGCAGCTTTGACACATCGACCGCAACCCCCAGTATCGTCAGATCATTGATCGCCACATTATCCCACTCGATCCAAGTGGGCGAGCGGTCCACGCCATAGTCGGTGACAACGCCGGTAGCGCTGAACGCCACCTCCACCTCCTCGCCGTTGTGGTTTGCAATTCCTTATACCATTGTCAGTAACTCCGGTTGGTGTGTCTCTCTACACCCTAATTACCCTCTATTGCCCTTTGCGTCAACCCTATAAAATCGTCGGCTGTGCAACAAAATCCACCGACACCGCCGAACCCCCGCACGGATTGCAGGAAAGCGGCCTGCGCCTGGCCGCGCTTGTCGCCGGGCGTCAGACGCCAGCCGGGCTTTTTGGTTTCAACCGCTAGGAACACGCCAAGAGTTTTGCCAACGTGTGACGGCTGCACCAACACGGGCAACAGCCCGATCAGATCGGACGACTTCCACCGGGCGTTCAGGGCGGGCGATTCATTGCCCAGCCCGAACCGGATCAGGCGGCCTGTCTGGTCTGTCATGGCCCCAGAATTATTCCGGAACAGCGGCACACCAGCCCGGCCCGCTGCCAAACGCATCTGTGCCGCCCCCGCAGCCTCACTGGTGACGGGCCGTGGGGGCGGGCAAGGGCATAACGGGACTCAGGATAGCCGTGAGTTCGGCAAGGGCCTGTGCGGGGACGTGGTGGCCCCACCGCGCTTGCCAGTCTTTGAGGGTCATGAACGATACCTCGGGCCAACGCCATAAATCGTGTCTTGCCACGATATGTGTCTGCCAGCACGGTCCACGTTGGCGGTGTCACCCGGCGCGCTTTCGGGCTTATACCACCCTGTTGCGGCGTCGTAATCAGGCCGAGAATTGTAATCTTCATAAGGTCCGGCCTGAGACGCATCGCATCTGTCGCAGTGGTATGGTCCGACTTGCTGCATGCCGACGCCTATGTCGCAAAAGTCGGCGTGGCACCATGTTCCGCAATACGGGCACTGGTGCTTGGGCTCTGGTTCGCCGTATGTGTAACCGCCGCTCATGCGCCCGTCCACCGCATCGAGTAAAGCGTTCCGCGCAGGCGGGGCGACGCTACAAAATCCACTCGGATCGGATCGCCCTGCGTAGCGCCGCTGGTCAGCTGGATGCCCTTGCCCTTATTGATCACGTCAGCGGCTTTGATGAGGCGTGCCAGCACGGCAGGATCGTAGCACAAGCTGGCAGCGCTCCCGTCGCCCTTGGCCACCATGCGCCGCCAGTCGGGATATGTGCCGTCGATCACGGTAAATTCCAGCACGCCGACACGATACATTTCACCGCCTTCTCCATGGTTGATCACAAACTGTAGGATCCCGGTTTCAATGTCGCCATAAACCCACAGATCGCCGCCAGACGCCTTGGCTTTGAACGCCTTGTCGGTTGCGTCACAGGACAGGATAAACCCCGCGCCTTCTGGCGTGCCTGTGGCTCCGGGCATCCGTGGCGCGTCCATACCCTGAGTAAAACATTCCGTGCCGACGTGGCAGCCGTCCGGCAATTCAATCTTCAGCATCTGGTTGCCGTCCAGCGCCACCAGATTGTCAGCTTCGACAAACACTCCGCTATTATATCGGCGGGTCTGTCCGGTGCTGATGCACTGGAACGCGGCGCGCAGGTCATCGGCGGGCAGGAAAAACGTCGTTGGGGTCAGTGTAGGTGTGATGGTTTTCATGTTGGTGGCTCCGGTTGGGTTGGTGGTGGGCGGGGCTGTTAAGCGCCGCCCGATCACAGGTTTGACGTGTTGACAGGTATTCGCGCGCCCACAATTCCGCTTCACTGTGCGCGCGTTGCAGCATAGCTGGTAAAGGTGCAGGCATGTGCGGTGGTTCTGTTGCGCGTTACACGATTTTAGTCACTACCATTTTGCCTTCCTTGCGCCGACTGGCGAGTTGTTAGCGTTGTACGGCCGCACTCAACATCAATGAACCGGCGCGCTGATTCTATGCAGCCGTGAGAAAAACCTAGCGCTAGGAGGGCCTCCGTGCTGCAGCGGTCGTTTTTGATAGCGGCAACGCATTCCTGTATCCTCGCCAGTTTATTGACGTCAGTCATAGTTCAGCCCTCATTGCCATCAGTACCCAAAGTAAGATCACACCAGCACCAATAAACAGTTGAAACACTAGCGCCTCGAACCATGCATACATTGCCCCCAGTACCCTATCGGCAAAAGTCGCATGGCTTTGCACAGCGAAAAAGTGCACCACCGCTGATATCGTCGCTACTGCTGTTATAAACCCTATTAGCATGTCATCACCTCAGTTTGCTGTAGCTTATACCCAAGGCACGCGCCGCTTCAGCACGGCTTGGATACGTTATGTTGTCAATCGTTACTGGTACTTGTTTGCACGTACCGATTAAGTGCTCTTTACCCTGTGCTGACGCGCGCCTTATGTGCTGCCCGTGCATACCTAGCGCCCTGCCAGCGGCGGCGCAGCTCGGGTATTCAACACCCATTATCGTGACCGGGCGGCCTGCGCCGGCGGGGTTACGCTTGTCCATCGTCAGCAGCCTTTCGTCATGCACACGGTTTCGCCGGGCGCGGGGTGATAGGGGGGAGGCGTCCCTGCCAGCAACGCGAGGCCAAAGCCTGCGAATGCAGAGGCGATCGCGGCGAGCAGTATATAGCGCAAACCTATTGAGCGATGCCGGCGCGCCGGGCGCGGCGGGTGCAGCCAAGGGCCAGAGCCTTCGGCGCGTCGGTAGCATAGCTGGTAAAGGTGTGTCATTTGCTGGCCCCAGACTTAATCCCGG